GGCCAGATGAAGTGGCCGGCCGGCGAGCCGGAAAAGGCGCGCTACCTGTGCGAGCACTGCGATGTGCTCAGCACCGAAGCCGAGTGGAAAACGCGCGGCTACGAGGGCGCCTTCTGGCAGCCGACTGCGAAAGGTGAGCCTGGTGTGGCCAGCTTCCATCTGCCGTCGCTGTATGCCCCGCTGGGCTGGCGACCGTGGGCCGAGATGGCGGCAGACTTTGCCGCGGCCAAGGATGACCCAGTTGCGCTGAAGGCCTTCATCAACAACGAGCTGGCCGAGTGCTGGGAGGACCTGAGCGGCCAGCTCAAGAGCGCGGAGATCGCGAAGCGCCGCGAGGACTACGCGCTGCGCACGATACCGAAGGGCTGTCTTGCCCTGGTCATGTCGGTGGACGTGCAGGGCAACCGTCTGGAGTACCAGATCCTCGGCTTCGGCCGCGCCAAGAAGCACTGGGTCATCGACTACGGGATCATCGATGGCGACCCGGCCAAGGATGACGTTTGGACGCGCCTGACCACGCTGCGCGAGCGCCCGCTGGTAAACAGCTTCGGTGTCTCGATGCGTGTGCAGACGTGTGCAATCGACTCGGGAGGCCACCACACGCACGAGGTGTACCACTACGCGCGGCTGTACCGGCACGTTGGCGTCTTCGCCGTCAAGGGCGCGTCGACCGCTGGCAAGCCGGTGATCGGCCGTCCGGTGTCGATGGACGTGAACCACAAGGGCCGCACGATCAAGGGCGGGGTGCAGCTGTGGCACGTCGGCACGGACACGGCCAAGTCGCTGCTGTTCAACTACATCGCGGCCGACGAGGAGTCGGTGCCGAACGACCGCTTCATCCGGTTCCCAACTGGCCTGGCCGATGACTACTTCGAGCAGCTGACCGCCGAGGTATGGGACGCCGGCAAGTCGCAGTACCGGAAGCTGCCTGGGCGCCGGAACGAAGTGATCGACCTGTTCGTGTACGGCTTCGCAGCGGCTTACCACCCGCTGCTGCGGCTGGACACGATGCGCGATGCCGACTGGGCGCAATTGGAAAGCATGATCGAGCCTGTCAACGGGGACCTGTTCACGGCGCCGCTGGCGCCAAGTGGCGAGCCGGGCCCGACCATGGACACTCCGGAAGCGGATGGCCAAGCGCCCACCGAAACTGCGCCCGCGCCGGCCGAAGCACCACCGATGGCCGCGCCCGTTGCGCAAGAAGAACAACGTCAGGAGAGCAGCTGGCTCTCCGGTACCGATAACTGGCTGGACTGAAAATTATGGCATTCACACTTACGCAACTGAACGCGATCGAAGCGGCCATCGCCTCGGGTCAACTGTCTGTGAACTACGACGGCAAGAGCGTCACGTACCGCAGCTTCACGGATTTGCGGCAGGCGCGCGACCTGATTCGTAGCGACTTGATTGCGTCGGGCCAGCTGGCCCCGCCGCCGTTGTCCAACCGCGGCCCCGCCTCGCTGGCCACCTTCAGCCGGGACTGACATGAACCTGATCGATGAAATGGTCGGGTTCTTTAGCCCGATGGCCGGTGTGCGCCGCGCCCAGGCGCGCAGCGCGCTCGAGATGATGCGCGGCTACGATGCGGCCAAGGTCGGGCGCCGCACGGACGGCTGGATCGCCAACGGCGGCAGCGCCAACGTCGAGATCGCGCCCGCGCTCTCACGGGTGCGCAACCGCTGCCGGGACGTGGTCCGCAATAACGAGTACGCGGCCAAAGCGATCGAGACGCTGTGCGTAAACACCGTTGGCGATGGCATCGTGGCCAAGGCACCCGACCAGGCGCTGTGGGACGATTGGTGCGAGTACTGCGACGCCGACGGCCAGCTCGACTTTAACGGGCTGATCGACCTGGCGCACCGCACCCGGCGCGAGAGCGGCGAGGTGATCATCCGCTTCCGCTCCCGCATGCCGGACGACGGCTACCCGGTGCCGCTGCAGATCCAGGTGCTCGAGCCCGACCACTTGGACACACGCAAGATGGGGCCGCTGGCCAACGGCAATTATGCGATCGCCGGCATCGAGTTCAACCTTATCGGCCAGCGCGTCGCCTACTGGCTGTTTCCGGTGCACCCGGGCGAGATGGCGAGCTACCAGCTGGCCAGCCTCGAGAGCAAGCGCGTGCCGGCTTCGGAAGTCCTGCACTACTACCGCAAGCGCCGGCCCAGCCAGGTGCGCGGCATGCCCGAACTGGCGGTCTCGCTGCTGCGCCTGCGCGACCTGGCCGACTACGAGCAGGCCGAGCTGGTGCGCAAGAAGATCGAGTCGTGCTTCGTCGCCTTCGTGCGCACCGACGACACGTCGCTGCGCATGGGGACCGAGACCAAGGCGACTCCGCGCGCGGTGAACGAGAAGGTCGCGCCCGGAATGATCAAGTACCTGTCGAACTCCGAGGGCGTTGACTTCGGCAACCCGGCATCGAGCGGCGGCTACGGTGACTACACGGACACCCAGCTGCACGCGATTGCGGCCGGCGCCGGCGTGATGTACTCGCAGATGACGGGCAACTTGTCGAACTTCAACTTCTCCAGCTACCGGGCCGGCCTGGTCGAGTTCCGGCAGATGGTCAAGGCCGAGCAATGGCTGGCCCTCAAGCCGATGGTGCTGGCGCCGATCGGGCGCCGCTTCCAGGAAGTGGCGCGGCTGGCCGGCAAGACCCGCAAGCCCGTGACGGCGATGGGGTGGACGATGCCCAAGCTGCAGTGGGTGGATCCGCTCAAGGACGTGATGGCGGCAAAGGAGGCGCACCGCGGCACGGTCAAGAGCATCTCCGAGACGATCCGCGAGATGGGCGAAGACCCGGACAAGGTGTTTGCCGAGATCGCGGCCGAGCGCAAGAAGCTGGCGGAACTGGGCATCCTGACCGATTCCGACGCTGCGATTGCGCAACGCCTGATTGATGCCGCGACAGCTGCCCAGATGATCGGCCAGCAGTAAAAGGCTCCTCCCGTTACCACGCCCTGCCAGCATCTGCTCGTAGGGCTTTTTTATAAGGCGACACATGAATCCGAAAGACATCCCGATCGAAGTCCTGCAGATGCCCATGCAAGCGCGCACGGCGCCGATCACGACGATCAATACCGAGGCGCGCACGGTCGACCTGGTGTGGACCACAGGCGCTGGCGTGCGGCGCTACGACTGGTACAACGATCGTTACTACGTTGAGGAACTGAGCCTCGATCCCAAGCATGTCCGGATGGGCCGGCTCCAGTCTGGCCAGGCGCCTTTGCTCAACACCCACTCGCGCTGGGATCTGAGCTCGGTGTTCGGCGTGGTTCGTACGGCAGCGCTGGAGCCGACCCAAGGCGTTGCCACGGTCGAGTTCTCGAAACGCGAGGACGTCCAGCCCTACTACCAGGACGTGCTCGACAAGATCATTTGCAACGTCTCGGTCGGCTATACCGTCTTCGAATATGACCGCATTCCTCCGTCCGCTGACGGGCAGCCCTGGACGTACCTTGCGGTCGACTGGGAGCCGAGCGAGATCTCGCTCTGCCCCATCGGCGCGGATGCCGATTGCGGAACCCGTAGCGATGACCCCAATCAGCCGAACACTAAACCGGGGCCAGGCGTTCGCATGGCGCCCTGCAAGTTCAATACCCGCAGTACCTCCGCAGTCCAACCGCCGGCAGCCGCCGGCAACCAAACCAGAAAGGGAAATAACATGCCAGGTGAACAAGGCACTCCGGCGGCGCCGTCCTCGGCCGCAACCCAAGCGCTGCTTGACGCTGCACGCGCCGAAGGCGCAGCACACGAAGGCGAGCGCCAAGCCGGCATTCGCGAAGCAGTCCGCCTCGGCGGACTGGACGAAGCGTATGCCCTGCAGCTGATCGGCCAGCGCGACATGTCGTCAGCCGATGCCGGTATGGCAGTGCTGCGCGAGAAAGCGAAGCGTGACGCAGCAGCCCCAACGCGCAGCGCTGCTGATATCCGTACCATCAGCGACGAGACGGAAATGCGTCGGAACGCGCTCGGCGACGCGATCGTCCTGCGTGCCAACCCGAACGCAGCTTTCCGCAGCGACGCTGCACGTGTCGCAGCTGCTCGCCAGTACCGCGGCATGACCCTGATGGACATGGCGCGTGAATCGATCGAGGCCGCCGGCGGCAGCACGCGCAGCCTGTCGCGTCGTGAGATCGCCGTCATGGCGCTGAACCTGGACCGTGATATGCAGGGGCGCGCGGGCATGAGCTCCACCAGCGATTTCCCGCAGATCCTGGCCGGTACCGTGAACCGCTCGCTGCGCACCGCCTACTCGATCCAGCCGCGCACCTTCACGGGCTGGGCCCGGGAGTCGACGGCGCCGGACTTCCGCGAAGTGGCGCGCACGCAGCTGTCGGAATCGGCCGCGTTCAAGCAGGTCAAGGAAGGCGGCGAATACAAGATGATCACGTTCGGCGACTCGGCCGAGAAGTATTCGCTGGGTAAGTGGGGCGGCATCGTCGCGCTGACCTGGGAAACGATCATCAACGATGATCTGGGCGCGTTCGACCGCATCCCGCTGGCACTGGCGGCCGAGGCAGCCGCGATCGAAGGCGACATCGTCTACGGCATCCTGACGGGCGCTGGGCTGATGTCGGACGGAGTCGCCTTGTTCGATGCTGGCCACGGCAATCAGGCCGGTGCGGCGACTGCCATCAACGATGTGACGCTCGGCGCAGGCCGCGCCGCGATGCGCAAGCAGATCGGCCTCAAGGGCCGCGTACTGAACCTGACGCCGTCGTTCCTGATCGTCGGTCCGGACAAGGAGAGCGAGGCGAACAAGTACACGTCGGCGTCGTTCGTTGCGGCCAAGGCAGGCGACATCAATCCGAACTACAACACCAGCCTGGAAGTCGTGGTCGACCCGCGCATCCTGGGCAATGCGTGGCACCTGTCGGCTACCCCGGCGCTGGTCGACACCATCGAGTATTCCTACCTCGAAGGCGAGCAAGGCCTGTTTACCGAGACCCGCCAAGGCTTCGAGGTCGACGGCCTGCAGATCAAGGCCCGCCACGTGTTCGGCGCCAAGGCGATCGACTGGCGCGGCATGTACAAGAACGCGGGCGCGTAATCCGCGTTCGGCAGTGATGGCCGGCCTACAAGGGGCTGGCCAGTTCGTTTTCCGAAGTCCTCCATTTCAAAGGAACCACATGAAAAACTTTATCCAGAAGGGTCTCACCCTGAGTCTGCTCGCCGCTGCAGCCGTCCAGGCAGGCGAGGCTGTACTGGTCGGCAAGCTCTTCGGCGTCGCGGTGGCCAACGTTGCCGCTGGCGCAACGGGCGAATTCCAGACCGAAGGCGTCTTCGAGCTGTCGGCGCTGGCCGCCGACGTTGCTGCGCAGGGCGCCATCCTGTACTGGGACGCCGTCAACAAGCGCCTGACGATTACCGCTGCCGGCAATACGCGGGTTGGTGTCGCGGTCGTGGCAAAGGCGAACGGGGCCGCGACGGCAACGATCAAGCTCGACGCCGTGATCACCTGATCATGTCGTTTGGCGCCGATGTTTTCTGGCCGGCATTCAAGCAAGCCGGCATGCTGGACGAGGCAGTCTATCAACCTGCAGTTGGCCCGGCGGTGCCGTTCGATGTCGGCTTCAACCGGCCCGACCAGGTAGTGCTCGATGGGATGGTGCATACCACCGACTACAGCATCGAATACCAGCGCGCCGACATCGAGCTCCAGCGCGGTTACATGCTGCAGATTGCTGGCAGCAGCTACAAGGTTCGGCAGACGCCGTCCGCCAAGGGCGACGGCACGTTCTACGTCGCCGCGTTGGAAGAGGTGAAGCCATGACGCTGCGCGAGAGCTACATCCAAGGACTCATTGCCATGCTGCAGGCCATCCCGGCGTTTCCAGCTGGGGTACACCGCTCGATGTCAGTGGCCTTCCGCCGGGACGAAAGCCCGGTGCTGATCGTGCACCGTGGCGCCGAGGATGTCGAGAACACCCTGGGCGACGACACCGACCGCGAATGCGAGATCCTGGCCAGCGTCATATCGCGCGCCGATGCTCCCGACCAGGAGGCGGACGAGGTCATGGAGGTCGCGCACCCAGCGATCATGCAGTTCCGCGCGCCGGGCATCGTCCTGATCGAGGAGGTCGGGACAAACGCGCCGGTGTTCGCCGGTGCGGACGGCAACGCCTGCATGATGACGACCCGTTACAAAGTCCATTACTGCACTGATCGGCTCAGCCTTAGCGCTTGAGCACCTGCAGCTTCAACCATTGCCGCCTTGTGCGGCGTTTTCATTTTGAGAGGTAACAGATGAGCGGAATTTCTGCACAAGGCAGCACCCTGGAGATTGCCACCGGGGCCGGCGGCGCGAAGGCTATCACGGGAATTTCTGCGGGGTTTCCCGCGATCGTGACAAGCGCGGGCCATGGCCTGACTAACGGCACCGTTGCCGCTCTCGCCGATATCGTCGGCACGATGGCGGTCCTGAACGGCAAGTCCCACGTCGTCTCGAACGTGACGGCCAACACCTATGCGCTCCTCGATGTCGATACTACCGGCCTGGTCTACGACAACGGCGGAACCGCTACCCCGTCTGCCTATACCAAGATCAATGGCCTGCTGTCGTTCGATGGCTTCGACGGGGCAGCGAGCGACATCGACTCGACTGACCTGGACAGCACCGCGATGGAATACATCAGCGGGCTGCGCGACGAGGGCAAGTTCGGCTTTGAGGTGAAGGTCCTCAAGGACGACAACGGCCAGATCGCCCTGCGCGCCGCACGTACCAGCGGCGACGTGGCTAGCATGAAGCTGTCCCTGCCGGACGGCAGCGTGGCCAGCTTCAATACCTTGGTGAAATCGATCCCCAGCTCGGGCGGCGTCAATGCTCTCCTCAAGGGCAAGGTCGACACCAAGATCAGCGGTCCTGTGGTCTGGAGCTGATCATGGGACTGTTGACGAAATCGGCAATCCTCGGCGCCAGCGACCTGAAGCACGAGGACGTGCCCGTGCCGCAATGGGGCGGCACGGTACGTGTGCGCGTGATGAACGGCGTCGAACGCGACGAGTTTCGTGCGACCATCGCCGCCGAGGGAAACGTCCCGGTCAGCAAGTTCTCGGCAGCGCTGCTGGCCGCAACCTGCATCGACGAAAGCGGGGCGCGCTTGTTCTCGATAGACGACATGGAGGCCCTGCAGGCGAAGAGTGCAGCATCGCTCGACGCGCCGGCGGCCGTCGCCATGCGTCTTAACGGCTTGGGTGCGGTCGCGGTCGAGGATGCCGCAAAAAACTCCGCGAGCGGCCAGAGCGGAGATTCTGGTTCCGGCTCGCCAAAGAGCTAGGCAAGAGCGTACGACAGGCGCAGCTTGAGATCAGCTCGGCCGAATTCACCGAATGGCAGGCTTATTACGAGCTCGAGCCGTTCGGTGACCAGGTCGGCGATATGCGGCACGGCACTGCTGCAGCGCTCCTGGCGAACATCAACCGGAACACTGAAGCGAGGCCGGAGCCATACAGGGCCGCCGACTTCATCAGCTGGGGTGATCTGAGCCAGACGGAGGCAGACGAGGAAGAGCCAACGCTGCTCGAGGATCCGGTCGCACAGTCCAACCTGATCCGGGCGGCGATGTTTGGCATGCCGCCGCGATAGTGGCATTATTGCTCCATAACCACAATTTGGGAGTAATGATGAGCGACATGGTTTGCAAGGATTGCGGCACGACGGGGGAGCCAGCCCGAATCACCAAGGGGTCGACAATGATCGAGCTGATCCTTTGGCTTTGTTTTCTCGTGCCTGGGCTAATCTATTCATTCTGGCGCCTGTCGTCGCGGTATGACGCCTGTGCATGCTGCGGCTCGGTGGCGCTCGTGCCGGTCAACTCACCAGTTGGGCGCACGCTGGCGCAGCAGCATCAGCCGCATATGCCTGCGACGCCCGTCCGGAAGTCGAATGCGGGGGCAACGGGCAAAATGCTCGGCCAGGCATTCAGGCGGTACGTTCTGCGCAAGTAGCGCGAACCGTTCAAACAATACAAAGCTCGCTACGGCGAGCTTTTTTTATGAGGCAGGCAATGGCAAATCTGGGCTCTTTGGTCGTCACGCTCGAGGCGAACATCGCGAAATACCTCAGCGATATGCAGAAGTCGGGGAAAAGCACCGAGGATGCCATGAAGCGTGTCGAGGGCGCGATCGAGACCGGGAAGAAAGCACTCGAATTCCTCGGTGTTGGCGTGTCGGTCGGTGCCTTCGCTGTCCTCGTGAAGGATTCTATCGACGCGGCCGACCATCTGCGCGACATGTCTCAGAAGACGGGCGTCGCTGTCGAGACGCTGAATGGCCTGGGCTTCGCCGCCGGCCAGGCGGGCGGGGACCTCGAGAGCGTGGTCGCAGCGGCCGGCAAGGTGAACAAGTCCATTGCCGAAGCAGCTGGTGGCAACAAGGACACGGGCGAGGCCTTTTCCAAGCTGGGCATCAACGTGCGTGATGCGGCAGGTAACCTGAAGACTGCGGACGTTGTTATTGCCGAAGTAGCGGACAAGTTCAAGGACTACGCTGACGGGCCGGAGAAGACAGCGATCGCGCTCCGGATCTTCGGTAAGGCCGGCGCCGACATGATCCCGCTGCTCAACGATGGCGGCGACGCGCTGCGGGAAAACATCGCCTATGCGAAGCAGTACAGCGGTGTGACCGAAGAACTGGCCAACGCGTCGGACAACTTCAACGACACGATGGGCAAGCTGACGGTCCAGCAGAAAGGTTTTTACAACACGATCTCCTCGGCGGTACTGCCTGTGCTGCAGACCGTCGGGGATGAAATGCTGGGCGCGGCCGAGAATTCCGATAAGTTTTCATTGGCCGGCGACGTGGTCCGGACGGTGCTCGAGACGTTCGTAATCGTCGGGTCGGAAGTCGGCTATACCTTCAAGGCCGTCGGTACCGAAATCGGGGGAATTGCCGCGCAAATCGAGCGCCTGGCCCATGGTGACATGAAGGGATTCAACGCGATCAGCGAGGCCATGAAGGCGGACGCTGAGAAGGCGCGCAAGGAACACGATGCGTTCATCGCCAACGTCCTAGACCGCACCCCAAAGGCTGCCGAGAAACCGGCCGCGGGGGATGACGCCAACAAGCCGAAATCGCGCGCACCGACGTTGCGCGCCAAGGGCGACGACCCAGCCAAGGCGCTGCTCGAGGGCCAGCTGAAGGCGTTCGAAGCGGCCTACGCGCAGGAACGCGACACAGCGGCCTTCCACGATAATTTCATGCAGGAGCTGCGCAATCAGGACCTCGTCGATGTGCAGACGTATGCACAGTACAAGATCGCGTCGATCGAGCAGGCGCGCGATGCCGCGGTACGTGCGTATGACGCGGAAATCTCGGCTTTGCAAAAGGCGCATGCCGTCGCGGTCAAGGAAGCTGATAAGGCTGCGATCACGAACCAGCTCAACGAGAAGATTGCGCTGAGGGACAAGGCTCGCGCCGATGCGACCCGGGCGCTGGGGATGCAAACGCTCAGCATGTCAGCCGCGCAGTCTGGCCTGAACAAGGCCATGCAGGATTGGAACCGCGAGCAGGACCTGGCCGAGAGCCAGATGAGGTTCAACAACGACCTGTACGGGAAGTCGGCACTTGAAATCGCCAAGCTGACCGAGGCGCGCCGCCTCGAGCTGGACATCGAGGAGAAGATTCGCCAGGCGAAAGAGAAGGGCACGATCACCGAGGCGTCGATCGCGCAGTACCGGAAGGATGCCGCAGACCACGCGGCGAAGGCCAATCACGCCACGACCCAGGGTATCGGCAAGCAGCTCGCGGACTCCCTGAAGACGCCTCAGGAGAAGGAGAATGAGGAGCATGCGAACCGGCTCAAGGATTTGCAGGCGTATCGCGATGAGGAGCTTGCAAACACCGTCGAAGCCGATCTTGCCATCGAGCGCGAGAAAGAGCGCCACGTTGCCGCGATCACGGAAATGGAGGCAGCAAACCGCCAGCAATCGCTTGCAATGGCTGGCGATACCGCGGACCAGCTCTACAACCTGTTGAAGTCGGCCGGGAGGGAGCAGTCGGCACTTGCCAAGGCGGCGTTCCTGGCGAACAAGGCGATAGCCGTTGCCGAAATCATCCTGAATACCGAGGTGGCCGCAGCGAAGGCAGGCGCCCAGCTCGGCATCTTTGGCATTCCAATGGCGACCATGATCAGGGTGACTGGCTACGCAAGCGCCGGCATGGTGGCCGGCATGGCCATCGCTGGCCAGCGTGAGAAAGGCGGCTCGGTGTGGGATGGCGGCGCGTTTCTGGTTGGCGAGAAGGGGCCGGAGATCTTCCGGCCGCCAACCCACGGCACCATCATCCCGAACCACAAGATCGGCGGCGCCGGCGGCGACCTCAAGCTGACCATCGTGAACAACACGCGCTCACCGATCGGGAACGTGACCGAGCAGCGAATTTCGGATACCGAGCGGGCGCTGATCATCGAGGAGGCTGTGAACGCTACGGCATCCTCGCTGGCCGATCCGAACAGTCGAACGTCGCGTGCCATGGGCCGTAACCTGAACGTGTCGAGGACTCGATAATGCCGAACCCTGTAATGCCGAACGGCTTCACGCCGACCGTGGCCGCCTATTCAATGGACGACCCGGGCGGCGTGCTGCGGACCGAGGTCGCGGGCGGCGCGGCGCGGTATGGCCTTGACTGGGACCGCGGGACGCAGCGCTACCAGGTAACCCTCATCCTGGACGCGCTCAAGTTCTCGGTGTGGACGGCCTTCTACCACCACATCATCAAGAAGGGCGCGATTACGTTCGACATGCGGCTCGATTCCGGCTTCGGCACGGAGCCGCACCCCGTCAACATTATGCCGGGATCGTATTCAGCAGCGCGCACGGGCGGTATCGCGATGGTCGTGTCGTTCGTGGTGGAGGCGGAGAACAAGGTGTACGAGATGTCGGCGGCAGACGCTGCGGGGATGGTCGACGTGTACAACGCGTACGGCGCCGGCTCGCACGCGCTGCTGCAGCGCCTGGCGACGTTCGCCACGGTCGACACGAACGTACTGGACTTCTGATGAGCCTCGACCTTGAAACCCGGCTGCGGACGTTTCTGGCGTCCGCGCCGCAGACCATCTGGGCAATCCAGACGCTGCAGATCAGCCACTCGGCCATGAGCAAGACCTACCACCTGTGGCGCGAGCCCTATGGGGGGCAGACCGTTGCTGACGGGGTGCTGGCCGATATGCAGCCCTGCAATATCGAGATCAAGTTGGCCGGCAACGAAGGCCACCTGGACCAGAAGTTCGACATCCGGATCGGGCTGGTCGACATCGAGGACGAGTTCCGCGAGCAGCTGGACCGGATCCCGGTCAGCACGACGGAGAAGATCAAGATCGTGTACCGCGAGTACCTGAGCGACGACCTGACCGTGGCGCAGGCCACTGCGGTGCTGCAGGCCGAGAGCATCTCGTATGCGATCGGCGCCGCCACCATCAGCGCGGTGTCGCCGCGTTTGAACATGACACGCACGGGCGAGCTGTACGCGCCCAGGGACGTGCCCATGCTGAGAGGATTCCTGTAATGGACATTAATGCGTACCTGGCCAAGCAGTACGAGTCGCCGCCTTGCTGGCAGCTCGTTGCAGACGTCTACACTTCCGAGCTGGCCCTGCCGGTGACGGACTACAAGACCATCAACGGCTCGATCCGTGCGATCGCGAGCGCGTTTCGGATCGCGCTTCACAAGTCGCCCGAGGGCTTCGCGCAGATCGTGGCGCCGGCCGACTACTGCGTCGTGCTGATGGGGAAGACGGCCGCGATGGGATTGCACCACTGCGGTGTGTTCTACCAGGGGAAGGTGCTGCACGGGCTTACCGCTGGCAACCGCTATGAAGAGATGTCGGTCATTGGCGATACGTACGCCCTGATCGAGTTTTGGGCACGCACAGCATGACGCGCATTCGCTTATACGATTCACCGTTCGCGCCGGCTGCGCCGCAGGTGTTCGAGGTGGCCAGCCTGGCGCAATGGCTGCTCGATCACTATGGCGGCACGCCGACCGTCACAGTGCAGATCTTTGCCGGCGAGCCGTGCACCGAAAACGAAATCAGCCGGGACGCGGAAGCGATCCTGGCCAACAACTGCGCCGAGTACGTCGTCCTGCAGAGTCCCGGCGGCGACCCGGTAACGTGGGCTATTGCGGCATTTGTCGTTGCCGCGGTGGTGGCCGTGGCCGCGATCGTCCTGATGCCGAAGCCGGTCATGCCCGGCAACGTCAACAGGACGCAGCAGAGCCCGAACAACGCGCTTGGCGCCCGCGAGAACAAGGTGCGCCTGCTCGAGCGCGTGGAGGACATTTACGGCACGGTGAAGTCGATCCCGTCGCTGATGATGCCGACCTATAACAAGTACATCGGGCACAAGAAGTTCGAGTATGGCTACTACTGCGTCGGGCGCGGCTATTACGACATTGCGGAGGTGCGGGACGGCGACACCCTGATCGCGGACATCGATGGCGCCAGCGCGGCCTTCTACGACCCGTTCACGTCGCCCAACAGCGGCGCGCCGGTGCTGCAGGTCGGCGCCCCGATCGTCGATGACATCGTGACGGCCAAGCGCGCGATCGAGGTCGACGGCATCACGCTCAAGGCAATCAACCAGGTGCAGCTGCCAGCGGGAGCGACGTACAAATTCACGCCGGCGCCGGGCGGCGACAAGATCACGCAAGTCGACAAGAAGCCGAACTTCAATTCGGTCCTCGAGCCGGGCGACCAGATCACGGTCGATATGGCCGGATTCAATGCCACCACGATTCTTGGCCTGGATTACGACGGCTCGAAAGTGGGCGAGACTGTGGTCGCGGGCCCGTACAACTACTCAGGTACTTACACAGTGAAGTCCGTCGACGACGGCGAGATCGTTCTCACTACCTCGAGCTGGCCCGCCGCGAAGGAGGTGGACAGCACGATCACCATCGTGGGCGCGACCCACGTTACCGACTGGGTCACGCTGCCGGCGCCGGACCGGACCGAAGTGTGGTGCAACGTGATTGCCCAGAACGGGATGTTCAAGGACGACAACGGCAAGCTGATCACGGCTGTGAACTTCACGATCGAGATCGAGCAGATGCGCGCCGACCTGTCGCCGACGGGCGTCGTCGAAACCGTTACCGGCTCGCTGTCCGGCGCAGTGCAGGACGAGCGGGCGGAAACGATCGAGCACGCCACAGCCTGGACCGGGCCCGCGCGCGTGCGGATGTTCCGGTCGACGCCGTTCGATTTCGAATTCAAGGGGACGGTGGTCGACGAGATCAAGTGGGCGGACCTGTACAGCGTGTCGCCAGTGACGAAGACGGAGTTCGGGAACAAGACCACCGTGCACACCGTCACGCAGGCGACCGCGCGCGCCACGGCCGTGAAGTCGCGCCAGCTTAACTGCCTGGCGTCGAGGAAGCTGCCGATCTATAACGGGGCGGGGTTCTCCGGCGCCTTCGATGCGGATGGCCGCCTCGTGGCCGGCACGATCGCGGCCACCTCGAGGCTGGTGGACATCATCGCCGCGGTGTCGGTCGACCCGAAGATCGGCCGGCGCAACCTGGCGAGCGAAGTCGATATGCGGCAGATCTGGGGCGTGCAGCAGGCGCTCGATGCGTGGAACCCTGAGTGCGGGCAGTTCAACTTCACCTTTGACACGGATAACACCAGTTTCGAGGAGACCGTGATCTCGATCGCGAACGCGGGGTTCTGCATCGCTTACCGGCAGAACGGCAAGATCCGGCTGGCCTTCGACTGCGCCCAGGCGAACAGCACGGCGCTGTTCACGCACCGGAACAAGAAGCCGAAGGCCGAATCGATCACGCGCAAGTTTGCGTCCGATACGGAGTACGACGGGGTGGAGTTCGTCTATTCCGACCCGGATAGCGGGCAGTCGGAAACGATCACGCTGCCGCTCGATGGCTCGCACACGAAGGCGAAGAAGTTTGAGATCGCCGGGATCCGGTCGTTCGCCCAGGCGTGGCTGCGGGCGAACCGGGAATATCGGAAGCTGCTCGGCCAGCGCGTCACGATCGAGACCACGACGACCAGCGACGCACGCTCGCTGCTGCCGAACGCGCGCATCGATATCGTCGACAACACGCGGTTCAAGTCGTACGACGGCGAGGTGGTTGGGCAGGATGGGCTCACGCTGACGCTGAGCAGGGATGTGGCGTTCACGCCCCGCGCATCGCATAGCGTCGTGCTCATGAGGCGTGACGGCTCGCTGCAGAGCATCGCCTGCATGGCTGGCGATGCGCCGAACCAGGTCGTGCTGCAGGCGTTACCGGGCGAGGAGATCGTGACGAGCTACGGGCAGGATGGCATTCGCACGATCTACAGCTTCGCGGCTGACAGCGCGCGCGGGGCGCAGGCGTACCTGGTGCAGGAGCTCGACCTGTCGGATCCGCAGTACGTGACTGTCCGGGCGATCAACTACTCGGCGGATTACTACGCTGCTGACTACGGTGCGATCCCGGCAAAGTCCGAGATCATCAATTAAGGGCTGACGATATGGTCGAGCAGGTACAAATCCCACACAGCGTCGTGGAGGGCAAAGCGCCGCTGCCCAGTGAAGTAGTCGAGGGCGGGCTTGCGGTCAATTTGACCGACCACACCCTGTACTCCAAGGGGTACGACGACGTCATTATCAGGCTGACCGGAGTGGTCGCGGTGAAGGACGATACCGATACGGATGCGGTCGTGTATCCGACCTGGGTAAAGGCGACGGTCGGCAACGTTCTGCAGTACACGTCTAGTTCCAGGCTGTCGTTTAACCCGTCGACCGGGAGGCTGAGCGCGACTGCCTTTGCGGGCAGTGGGGCAGGCTTGACGGGCTTTACATCTGACCAGATTGTGGGCGCCCTCGGCTATCTCCCGGTCGAGCCAGAGGGCACTCCACTGGCGCCACCCGCGACCGACCTTCCAACGGTGATCGATCTCGCCAATAGCATAAGAGCTGTCTTGATAAGTTGCGGTATAGGTTCATAAAAATAGGTATTCACAACCAAGGCGCCAATGGCGCTTTTTTTTCGTCCAAAGAACAAGGATTTACATGCCGGCCCTGAATATCAACGACCTGAATAATGGAAAAAAGGATCTGGATCACATTGCAGAGATTGCGACGTCAGAAAACCTGACGGCGATCGACCGGTTCGGTAGAGTGAAGCCAACTGCGCAAGGGGCGATTAACACGCTTAAGGCGTTCAATGTCCGCGGTCCATTTGTTAGTGGTACCGAGTATGCGATGAAGGATGTGTACACCGATGGCAATATTGCCTATGTTGCGGTCAACGATCATATTGGATCGACGGTGGCTGCGGATCTTGCCGCAGGCAAGGTGACCGTACACCAGGGAGCGACTCGCGAGGAGCTCTCGGCTGCGTCGGGCGCATCGGAAATCGGATTTGTCCAGGGAGTCGACGGTGGGCTTAAACGCTCGGTTCAGGACAAGCTGTTCGAAATCGTGAGCTTGCTCGACTGCATGACGCCGCAGCAGATCACAGCGGCACGCAATGGCTCAGTATTTGATCTGACCGCGCCGATTCAGGCTGCCCTCAACAGTGGCGCAACCTACCTCACAGGTTGCGGATTATCGTATCGGGTCAAGTCACTTGTCCTGCCGGCTGGAGTTACTTTAGACGGAAACGGTGGCAGGCTCCTGAGCTCCGGCACTAGTGGGGATGACGTCATAGCAACCGGCGGCGCTGGTGCAACTCTACAGGACTGGACAATCTGTTCGGACGTGCCTGGTGCGCGAAAGGGGCGCTATGGCGTGCTAGTGTCTCACCCGAGAACTAGGCTGCGCAGCCTGTACATCAGGGATGTGACTTACACCGCCGTATTTAATAACGCAGAAGGTACGACTGGTTTCGACATCGAGAGCGAGAACTGCGGTTGGGACGTTATTAGCAATTATTCCAACGCCAAGAATTCGACGTTCCGCAGCATTAAGGGTGTACGCAACGGGCGCTCGTTAATTTCGACTGATTCCGGCGCTCAAGGCATCCTTGTGGACGGGTTCGAGGCGATCGACAATGGCCTCGATGAAATCGCCGATCAGCATAAGGATGTGCTGCACTTTGAATTAGCCGCGGACTGCATCTTCAAAAACGGTGTCATCCGCTACACGGCAGCCTATACCGGCGGGACTATCGCGCAGACCTGGGCAATGATGCGCTGGAATGCCTCGACCAACTGCCGGATCGAGAACGTTAACATCAAACTGGAGTCGTCGGCCAACGGAAAATTGCTACTGGGGTTAGTTGACACTGCCGGCGCCGAGGGGAACACGAACTGCGCAGCGATCAACATCAATGTGGACGCAACCGCGATTTCCGATCACCAGCTGATATTTTGGAATTACGACGGAGCATCGCGTTTCAAGCTAATAGACGGTTTGTGGCGAGGCTACACGAGTATTCGCTCTGGCAGCGCGGGCGGCAATGCGTTTTCCTCGATTAAAGGAATCGAGGCGGATGGGCCGGGATCCGGCCAGTTCCTGCTGTCGGATTACGTCACCCAGAGCTGGGACATTGAGCGGCTGAAGATCGCGGGCTATTTCGTTGCATTCAACCTGAACGGTTTTCAGGACTCCAATATTAGGGGCTGCGAGATCGTCGGAGCGCAGTGGAATGTTTTCAACCTGCTGAACAGCAATGTGGGCGCGGCTTACCAGCCGAATGGCGGGGTCCTCGCTAACAACATTATTCGCGGTACAACCGGCACGGTGCTGCAAACCAATAACCAGCAGACGAGACCGCTGATTTTTGCGCACAACAGCATCGACGGGTCCGCCAATACCGGGCTGGACACCTCTGGCGGCATAGCTGGTGCAACCCTAGCGCACGTTAAGGCGATTGGCAATGTGGTTGGGGTCGGTTTGACAACTGTCCAAAGCGGAGAGAACGCGCCCGGACTGCTGAGCGCCAACATGAACACCTTGATCAGCTGACGCAATCCAAGTGACGCCCCGGCGTCCTCCGAACGGTCTTCTAACTAATCTGCAACTTGACTATGAAAGTCCAAAACATGAGCGAACCAATTTCCGGCACGGCCGCCGGCGTAGCAGGCTGGAAAATCATAGGTGGCCTCGCCGGCATGGGCGCGATCGGCGCAGCCCTCGCGGCCTTCGTCGTAATGGCCATGACCAAGCCGAAAACGGATCAGGAATGGCGCGTGGCTTTGGCCTGCACCTTCGTCGGGTCCCTTGGCGGAGGTGCTGTGCTGATCAAGTACCTGGGCGTCGAGCACTGGTCGAGTGACGTGCTCGGTCTAGTGGCGCAAGGTGGCCTTATGTTCGCATGTGGCCTGCCCGCCTGGGCGATCGTCCGCGCGATCTTCATCTTCATCGACAAGCACCGGGACGCCGATATCGTCGAGATCGTCAACGACGTGAAGGGGGTGCTGTGATGGCGGCCGGCAAAAGCGTCGATCAGATGATCGACGAGCTGATCGGCCGCGAGGGGCGCTACTCCGCTAACCCCAATGATGCCGGTGGCCCGACTATGTGGGGAATCACCGAGGCGGTAGCGCGCAAGCAGGGCTACACAGGCTTGATGCGCGACCTGCGGCGCGACCTGGCCATGCGAATCTACCGGCGGGAATACTTCGAAACGCCCGGGTTCGACAAGGTCTACGCAGTGTCGCAGCCGATCGCGGAAGAGATGTTCGACACCGGCGTCAATATGGGCATATCGCTGCCTGGCCCGTGGCTCCAGCGCATCCTCAACGCGCTGAACAACCACGGCAAGGATTACCCCGAGCTCGGCGTCGACGGGAAGATCGGCCCGGCCACGATCGGTGCGCTGCGCGACCTCCTGAGCCGCCGTGGCGCCGAGGGCGAGAAGGTGATCCTGCGGGCGCTGAACTGCCAGCAGGGCGTGCGCTACCTCGATATCACCGAGGCGCACGAGAAGAACGAGGATTTTTACTTTGGATGGCTACTCAACCGTGTGGAGGCAGCATAGATGGACCCAATTACAATCGGCATGGCACTGGCGCAGTTCGCGCCTTCCCTGATTAAGCTTTTCACAGGTAGCGACAAGGCGGCCGATGTCGCCGGCAAGGTGGTCGACATCGCGAAAACGGTCACGGGCGTGGATAGCGGCGAAGCTGCACTCGAGGCGATCAAAGCCGACCCGAACAAGCTGCTGGAGTTCCGTCAGGCGATCGCCGGCCAGCAGGCGGACCTCGAGCGGGCGTACCTGGCCGACGTGCAGAGCGCCCGTGGGCGCGACGTTGACCTGGCCAAGGCCGGGATCCACAACTACCGCGCCAACGTGCTCGCCGGCGCGGCGCTGTCGCTGGTGATCATCTGTCTGTTCATTGTCGTGATCAACTCGGCGGCAAACGATTTCGCAAAAGCCACGATCAGCCTGATCCTGGGCCGTGCGCTGGGCTGGGTCGAGCAGCTGTTCTCGTTCGAATTCGGCACCACGCGCGCGAACAAGACCAAGGATGACACGATCAACAAGTTGTCTGGCGCCTGAGTAGGGCGCTGCAGCTCGCCGTCGAAGTGGACTGGCACCTGGGCGACGGTGGCGGGAGCGTGGTGTTTGGGCGGTGTGCATTCCTGACGCCAGCAGCGGGGCAATCATCTTGGATGGGACGTTCACAAACGAAGAGTTGGCCGGAATCCTTTTCTTCTTCAGGGACTAGCTCGGCGTAATGAAGAATGCTTCGGCCTTTGCAAGAAAATCGGCGTAAAACTCGATTCCTCGTTCCGCAATACCTATCAGGTCCGAGGGGTTGATCGGGTGAGTCAGGTGTGCCCGGGGAACATCGTGGAGCACGTTACGGTTGGTGATCGGGAGAAGCTCTACCCCGGGCACTTCGAAGCTCACCGCATCGGGAGAGTCGGTCTCGAGGTGGAAAATCCGGTCATTTACTATCTCGAGCTTTTTGATGTGGACCGATCGACTGACGCCAAGGTCGACCCTGAGCGTTCCTGGCTTCTTCTTGGTTATATCAGCAATGGTATGCTCGTCCGCGCCCCGCGCGTTGATCAAATAGGAAAGAAGAGGATCGTGCTTACGCAACTTTAGGAAGGGCCCTTGCCAGCCATTCCATTTTGGGCTTTTCCCGAAATGACTTACCGACTTGTTCCAGACTCGTTCAAGTCGACGAAGGTAGTCCTTCCAGTGTTCCTCAATCTCCGCCAACGTCGTAGCAGCACGAATTGCTTCGAGTGCACGACGGGCAAGGTCCAGCTCTAGATATGGGCGGTTCGAGTGCTGCATACTTCCTTCGCAAGGATTACAAGGAGAAATAGCCCGGGCTGCGGCGGCGTAGCCCGGGGCGGCTGCTGCGCAAAAGTCGCGCGTTTTTACACAAATGCGAAAAAGGGCTACATGCCAGAAGCGCGTAACCCTTTTTGCTTTTTTACCGCGAATTAGAATATTAGATGATCATCTAATATACAGTGCTGTTCAAATGTACAGATCCGCGCCTAAGTCATTGATTCTATTGGTCCGGGCGAGAGGACTCGAACCTCAGACCCCCTGCACCCCATGCAAGCATGCTAACACAACAATATGGCTGCGGGGAAATGTGCAGACGTCTGCACGGTAAACGGTGGGCCCCGAAGGGGAGTCAACTAAAGCTGGGGAATACGCGCAACTGGACTACTTGAGCGGCCAGAACCAGACCTCGACCGACGACCAATAGCAGTCATCCACGCACAGCAGGTCGTCGCCCCAGTTATCCGGCGCCACCAGGTCGATGTGCCCTTGTCTGTCGGTCGGGCCCCATAGCTGGAAAAAGCTAATGACGCCGCGGCGTCCGCTAATGCCTTTCCTGGCCGCCGCCCCACTCTTGTATTTTTCCGGCTCACCCCACCTCTGTGCCAGGAACACGGACAGCTGCTTTTGCCTCGACTCGATGCGTTTTCCTTTGTGGCGGCCGGCCAGGATTGTCAGGAACCCCGGCGCGATCGCGACGCCAGCGCCCACCAGCGCAATGCTTAGTCGAACAGCGCAGGTGTTATCCCAGTTCGCATCGGGTATCTTTTCCGGGTGGCCGATGCTCGAGTAGAGCTCCGGTTTCTTGACGGTCGCCTTCGCCGGGAAGTGCTGCTTCAGTACAGCATACGGAATGTTGGGCATCTTACTCATGGCCAGCTCCCGGCGTGCACGGCCAGCGTCGGCGCCAGATCTCGATGAACAGATCCGCTGCGTTACGCTTGAGCTGGGCGGGCGGCAACTGCTGGAGCCCGCTGATCACGTCATCCTCCAGAACGTCCGGCTTGGGCCGATTTTTCACGCTATAGCACCACGCTTTGCCCTCGCTGGTATCGTGTACGCCATGGATGTACATCTTCGCCATCTGCTGGTCGCGGTACTGAGCCGGCGTCAGGTCGAAGTTATCTTTCGCGCCCGGCGGCCACTTAGCCAGTTCCAAGAACCGTTCGCCCGTCATCCAGGGCGCGACGCTTACCGGCTGCGCGGCGCACGGCAGCGCGAGGGTAGCGCCAAGCAGGATCAGCGCGCGCATGACGCCCTCCTTTTGCCCGGGGCCGTCAGCACTCGGCGCGCCAGGTCGGGCCTGATGTTCTGGTGCGCCAGTGCCTGCGCTCTCGCAAGGGTGCCCTGCGCCCGAAGTGCGTCATCGATCGATTTGGCGGTGCACTCGTCCCACCTGCGCTCGGGGTGCATCACGCGATCCGATTGGTCGCCAAATCCCAACCGCCGGCCGTGTTGCCGCTGCTGCCGCCGCCGATCTTCTGCTGGGTGTACTTCCAGCGCACTTTCGAAAACTTGAGACCGATGTTCTCGGACGGGAACGGCCCAGCCGTGAAGCTTGGTGCGACGTGCCCGATCAGCACGTTCTCCAGCTCCACCTCGAAATACTTGATCGGATCGCCCTGGCCGTCGGCGCGCATGAACTCGAGGCGCGCCTTAGGGAACGTCTTGCCGCAGGCGCAGCTCTGGGCCAACGTCGGCGTTGCCAAGTCGATCAGCTTGTTGATGCTGATTTCGGTCAGTTCGGCCCGCTCGGCGGTGTGGCCGCCACTGGTCGACGCGGTTGCGCTCTTCGGTTGGGTGATCGTCCAGTTGACCGACGTGACCTCAATCCAACCGGCGTGTTTCGAGTCGGCCGACTCGCCCTTGATGCCGTCCAGCTGCAGGTAAAAATCTACTGCCATGTTGCCTCCTGTTTGTAATGGAGACATCGTGGCAGAGTTGGGTTTACGGCAAGTTGGCTGGCATCAACCTGCTGGCAGAGGGATCGCAACAACCTTTGCTATACTGTATGCATGTACAGTAAAGTTAAAGTCCTACGCAAACGTGGTACGCGTAGAGGCGATCACGAGATTGGCGCCGATTCTGGCATCGATGGTGACCTTACCTTGGCGCTGTGCCGCGGCGGGTGCGAGCTGAAGTTAGCAGCCGACGACGGCTCGCGCCAAGACCCGGTCATCCCTGTGCTGTACGAGGCCGAACTGGTTACGATGCATGGCAACATGATGCTGTTTCGGGGGATCGAGCGGATCCCGGAAACGGGGGCGGAGTTCCGCCAAGAGTGGTCGGTGAAGGCGATGCTGGCGCCGTGA